AGTAGTGTGCTCCTATATAAAGAAATTGATAAGTTTGCTGTTTTTTGTGCCATATAGGCTTTTGGAAATGTCCAATTGGGGGTTGATTTAGAGTATCTCTGAATTTAGAAAAAGCTAAACATTGATTTGCCTGTCTGGAATTCCAATTCATCCAAAAAGTCATCAAAGTTTGCCTCTTTGTTTAACTCTCTTTCAATTAAAAATGTTGTCTTCTCTATAAACCTTTCCATCATCATGGACCATGGCTCATTGATAACTTTTGGAAGAGCCTTGATAAATTTCAGAAGCTTTGTCCAGTTTATATTGCCAGATGCTACATTATTGAAGAATGCAGATGGCAGAGAGAAAAGGTGGAACTCCCTGTCCATTCCCTCTAATAACATAGCTATATGGAAAGAATTTATAAGAATGGAGGACCACTCGTTTGTTTCTAATAAGTTGATAATGGAGCACAGGGTATTTATTATGCCAAGGTTTCTTTTTGAGTAAAACCCTTCCTTAGAAAAATCAAAAACTGTTGTAATTTCTTCAACGCCGCGTGCGACTAACTTAGATATTGCATTCTTATATGTCATCTTCTCATTTCCTCTCTTTTGATACTTAATAGTAAATATTGGCATAGATTCAATTTCCTCAGATATTGTGAAATCCATTACTTCATCTGACAGGAAAATCAGTTCTCCAGCGTCTTCACTTCCTTCACAGGAAAGTATTCGGCAAAAAGGGATTATACTGGATTTGCAGATGTTGTCATAATTTAGAGATAAAAGCTCTTGTGTTCTCATTAAAGCTGTTAAATTTATAATACCTGCTTTTACATCTGGACCATTGAAAAACATCATCTTGGACATATGAGCTTTCTTAATAGTGGCCACCTCATCTGGTGAAACATATAGTCTAGACATGCTGAAGTTGGTCATATTTAGGCTAAATACATTATTCATGCTCATCCGAAATAGCTCATCCCGAACCGATAGCACAACTGGGCACACTGGAATCATTCGATTATACCTGCTCCCTCTAGAGCTAAGTCCCTCTTGATTTCTTCTATATATATGCTCTATTGTTGATACCTGGTATGTATACACATGGGCTCGCTTCTTCTGATATGTTATATAATAATTAAACTTTTCATCTAGAATTTGTTCTGACATAAATTCAAATTTCAAACCATGTCTGGAGTTTAGTAGTTTATTACCTGCATGGAAGACAGTGTTTGGGTAGAAATTGGGTATAGTTAACTCTGCAATTTTTAGGGTTCTATCTTCACCTACTATTCTAATTGATCTTAAATAACCTGAAATTGTCAAATCAATAATGCCTGAGTTTAGGGATCTGTTAGTCTGCCAGTTGTTCCAGGAGACTCTTTCATTCGTCTTTAAGGCATCGAACTTGTTTAGATCTATTTGCGTTAAGGCCTGCATTCTAAATAGTAAAGGAAGGAAATCCAACCTTAAATTGCTCCCTAAGATGGTGTTATATAATGAATTTACTGGTATATTTTTATATGAGAAATTATCTATCACTTCAGTGATGAAACTTAACCGGCTTGCTTCTTCGACGAATGAGTCTGTAAAATGTGTTAACACTTTAAAACACTCACTTGCTATAATTTGTTCTGTAGTGCTAGTTGTTACTATATTGCCTTTCGCTGACCCACTAAGAATTTGCTTCAAATAATGCATTGTGTACCATTTTTCATCACATATTGTATTGCCTTGAACTAGAGTACAGAAGTCAACTGATGTATATGCCTTCATCGGTAATATAAAGATCTTAACTTTGTGCTCGGTCGACTTTATATAATCATAACAAAGCTGGTATAACTTAGTTATTTCCCTAATTTTATACATTGTGATTTCGGTTCCAGTCAAGTGCTTAGGTGGATTGTCCATATTCTGGTGTATTTTATCTTTAATACCAGTGCTCTCTAGAAACTCATTTAAGTGGTGCAAGTCCTTCTCAAGCTCAGTTGGTTCAGCACCAGGTAGATCAGTTGTCCCTTTGCTAAATGCTTTCAGTACTAATGCTGGAGAGTGATGTATCAGTTTCATATTCCTAAATTCTGGCATTAGATTAGCACTTAATCCATTTCTGTCTTGTGGTGTACCTTTAACGCATAACAACGAGGTATTTGCTGCAGTTATCATTAATGGGTCATTCAACACACAGTACTTATACACTATACTTACGTCTTCTAGGTCCAAGGGCAAGTGATTAATATCTCTAAGTATCATTTGATATGCTTGTGGGAATGTGACTCTACCTATAATTTCTGGCAAATCTGCAATTATGTCAGACTCTACTAAAGAGCTAAGTTTATCAAAAATACTGCTATAATCAATAATTGGTTTATGTGAAAACAGGACTTGCTCTATAAATAATTGTGCTGGATTCTGGATTGATAAGCTCTCTTTGAATCGTTTGGAGTTGTATCGATACAATACCGATATCATAAATTGCTCCTTATTCTCACCTTTTGTCACTAATAACTCTGGGTTCTGTAACATATAATCTAATGTCACTTTGTAATTGTCATTAGACATAGAATCCTTAAAGTCCATGTAAGAAACCAGCTTGTTTAACGCTCCTGGTGTAGTGAATTTCCTCGGTGTTAGCAAAGATCGACTCCTCATATCACTAGTTTCACCCATATTTGAATCTGCGCTTACTTCTGTGTCAAGGGTCAAGTACCTAAGGATTTTAAATCTGAATTTTTCTGATTCTGTTAAATTACTTAAGTGTGTCAACCATTGGCATTGTGTTTGTATTGTCTCCCTCTGCTTGTCTATTGGAACTAACTTTTTTAGCATTTCAATTAGAAACCATAGATTGCCTGCTTCGAGGCCCACCAATGATATGAGATATAGGGGTGCATTTATATAACCATTTAACTCCATAGGTATATTCTTCCTACTAGTAAATGGCAGATAGTTTGTTGGACAGTTTACCTGGTCATCCAACATATTGTATGTTAAGTGGGTTATCCAATGGCTGCAACTTATTGCAAGCCATGCTAAGCTAGGAGGACAACCATGTTTTATGCTTTGTTGAGTTGCTGATAATCTACTTGCTAAGTCTTCATATGGCCCTATGTATGCACAATCCCCAACACTAGGCAACAGGAATCTCCCATATATAGATAATGGTTCACCATGTAGATTAAAAAGTGAGACAAATTCTTTACAAGTATGGGTTATGTATGTTTTTTTCATATTGGCCTGGCACCCAAAAGTTAGACATACTGACTCAAATGTATGTGCTGCAAACTGTATAACTATATCATCTTTAATCTTGTTCTGCATAATTGCAAGAGAGGTTTGATTGTCATCTGAATGAACCATAGAATTCACTAAACAGTCACCTTCAAGTAATTTCATAGTCTCCTTGAAAATATCCTTGTAAACCATCATTGCACAGCTATGTACATAACTAGAAATATAATTGAAATTCCCCTGTAGCCAATTTCTTTTTATATTTACATAATTAGTATTTAAGCCATTGGTTGAATTCAAGATCAGATCATTGCTATATGGGGTTTTCTGATCTAATATATTAGATAGAAGGTCATCAGGCAAGATCAGTACCTTCTGCATATAATTGCACATGAAAAATAGCATTCGCTTTTTCTCATTTGGATAGAGTATCGGATCTAGGGCTATGAGCCAGAAGTATTTGTAGAAAACATCTTGAGCACTCCATTTTGACATATCTGCATTAATTTCCAACTTCAATGCTTTCGTAGGATCACCCTTTTGGATGCTATCTTTTGTCTTCTCCACAATATATCTTATTTCCTCCTCAGCTTTCTTTTCCAAAATTCTTAGTTTTGAATCCCCAGGCTCACTAATCATCTCATCAGTGTTTAATTTACACCTTTCTTTAGATATTCTTTCTATAACATACATACACATTTTGGCCTCAAATTCACCGACAAATATCTCCCTATCCTTCGCTGTCTTCTGGCCTTTATTGAAAAATGTAAAGGAGAAGTCTTTATGATTCTTCATCATTCCCATAGCCTGATCAATGAATGGTTTATCATCTAATTCCCCTAATTTAAACAGCTCATACAATCTATCAAACACCTTAACAGAAATATAGTCTCGATAATTTGGTATTTTTCGGGTTAAATCCTCATAATTGCAGTGTCCAACTTCTAAAGCAGATTCTTCATCTACTATGAATAAAGGGTTAGAAAGGCGATATTTCTCACAAGCTTTCCTCTGTGATTTGATTGATGTTGCTAGATTTTTTGATTTAATTTCTTTAAAATCCCCTATTTTTATACATGACTTTGAGCTTGTGAATGTGCTAATAGTTGTAATACTCCTTTTAAAATTATTGCGGCTTTCAACCCTGTTTCTCAAGTGGTTATGCCTAGAAGTGTCTAGAATCAGAGATTTAGCTAGAGAATGGATTAGAATTGGCAAATTAACATGCTGCTTCTTCTCATGTTTGGACCATATACCTAGGTCATCCATCCTCTGGCTCATTTCTATTTCAAGAACAGTTTTAGCCAAATCTATCATAACATGGTGTTTCTCATGAAGGCCTTTGGCATTAAAGTAGAATGGTAAGTAAATTTGATTTATATACTCTTTAAGGTTTATCTTACCAGGAAACCATATAGATTCTAGATTCCTTTCATCGTTGACACCTTTCTGTGTTATTTCATAATCTGAAAGGAAAATATTTCTCAATTGTATCTTACTAGATTGCTCATTAGCAGAGCTACAACCCCTCTTAATTAGGTTCACCATATAGACACTGAAAAGTGTTTTTGTGTAAGGTGAGAATTTTTCAGATATGTAATCTTTGACATGGCTAGAAATAGCTAATGAGTTCATTATCATGTATCTAGAAGGCTCAGTTAATGATAACATGCTCTTTGTTATAGACAAGCTTGTATAAAAGACAAAGTTTAATACATCTATAAGAGATATGTCTGGATTATTATTGTATAATAATAAAGCACTCAAGAGGAATAAACCAGGGGACGAAACTATTCTCTGACACCTTTCTTTGTCTAGCCTAATGGCTTTACTTATGGATACAAAATTCTTTGTTTTTAACTCTAATGTTGTGAACAAAGCACCTGCATCCATGACTGATTGTCTTTCTTGATGGACACAGATTACTGAGAAAACAACTGTGGCTCTTTTTGTTTTGATATCTGATGAAGGAAAAACAAGGGCATACATAGAATCATTTGCACACATGGCCACTCTAAAGGTGTTATGTCTATTATACTGAGATACTGATAAGATATTCCTCATCAGCATAGAGATGTCGGTTATGCATTGCCAAAAACAAGTTTTATTTATCCTTTGCAATATGTTAAATGTATCTGCAGAAGCTTCTTTTATCTGGCTTGAGAAGACTTCCATTATTGGGTGTAGGTTTTCCAATGTGTTATTCTGTGCTAGAAATGTCTTATTCTTGTTTATCATAGATCTTGCAGCCATCAAGACAATAGTATTATTAAAGTCCAATATCTTTGGTTTATCTAACTCCAGGTCAGTGGTTGTTTTGTCTTTGAAACTTTTGTGTTTCCCTATACCTAAAAAGTTCTTTAGGAACTTTTGTCTTTCTTGGCCCTTAAAAAGGTCATTTGCCAGGATAAATTGTTGCTCCCATAATACCAAAGCATTCCCTATTTTTATAGCCTCCAACCTTTTGTTATCTATTTTTTTGCCGGTGGATCTTGCGATTAATTTTCTCTCCATACAGAGGTTTTCATATGCTCCAACGTTACCATCTATATCCATGCTCTTGCCAATTGCCTTGAGTGAGTCTGTCCAGGTTGAGGGTTCAGTTATGGACTGCAATGAATTTGATAAAAATATGAGTTTTGCAGTAGAACTACTCAGCCTTCTATTAGCATTTTTCGCCCATATAAAATGTATGGATGGCTTCTGTTTACTTACATCTGTTATAACTTCTCGTTCTTCAGATATTCTTTGACTCATCAGTTCCCAACCCTTGTCAATCTCACCTTGTGTAGGCTTCATATAACTGCCATCCATGTTGAATATAGCATGAGATTTCTCTGACAAAAATTCTTGGTAGTCCTTTTCTGTTTTTGCTTTTGCATTGTATAATAGACTATTCCAACGTTCAGCAGAGTAAGCACTAAATAACATAGCTTCATCAAACAGCTCAACAAATCTTGGTGGCATTGAGCCAATGAATTCTCTATAAATTGGGTGGTAAGATAACTCTGGGGTGTCCTCTATGCACCACGGTGCTGTTAGTGTGAAGTCCCCATGTGCTATCATGAGGAGGAACTCTTCATCGTCTGCAAACTTGTCTAATAATAATTTCCTCAATTCAAAGAATTTTGAAAAGTCGAGCTGTATAGGTATATTTGGGTATCTAGCTTTGAAATTTTCACCTACTATATTGATTTGGTACGTTACAGGATTGGCCCTTATGATTGCTATTTCAGTCGGGATGCCTATTTCTTCCATAACTGGTAGGATCAAAGATGTATATTTTTTATATGTTATCTCCGTGCTATCATTCCCAACAGAAACCTTGTAATCTAATATGATTAGGAAGTCACCATCCCAAATATAATTGTCTGGTGTAACATTCGGTATATTAAGATTTAGCAAATTGATCCCAGGTGCTATGTCTAAGATAATCTCGTCTAGAAGAACGTTATTTCTATACTCTACACCAATTGAGGTGCAGAGCTCTCGACCAAAATAGTCGTGGCGTGCTTCTAAGATATCAGTGCTAATATCCTTTGCTATAGTGGCTGTTCTTGCTGATTGGATTCTTTTGAAGAACTGATCATACATTTGATCCTCCATGATTTTTATGGTTTGATTTGTATGATCAGTTCTTTATATAGGAGTACACTACT